TCCAGAAGCCAAACTGAAAAACCAAGATCGATATCACAAACGAAAGTATCCCCGTCGATAACTCTCTTGTATTTGATCCCGTACTCATACATTACTTCTTGATTCCCATAAGTTTGGACATCGGTGCACGTTTTGCGTCCATATACTTTTTAGTATCTCTATTCATAATTTCATGCAGTTTGTACTCAGCATTATTGGCTGCTTTAGCAGTTGGATACCGAGCATACAACCCAGTTTTTTTTGCATGGGAAATAGTTTCTTCATCACTATTAACACGATCATTAAAATAGGTTGGTGCATATAAGGTTTCTCCTTCTTCTGTGTCACCAATCCCAAATCGCATACCCCTAAATGTAGTAATATTGTTGCCGTCTTTCATTCCACCTTTAGCCAGATTAGCACGATGGTAATTAATTAACCTGCGTTCATCAGGGCGTAGTGGATCATTCATCATTACTTATCTTACCCTAGGTAGACAGCAAAAAAGACCAGTGTGGCTGACTGGTCTTCCTTGTTTGCAGAGTACGAATATGTCGGGCGAGAAGGGAGGGTTCTGGCCTTTCAAAGCTCACCTCTCGGTGGCGACTCCACTTTATCACAACGCTACATCCCGTAGTTGAAAGAGTATGAAAGACCTACGGGACATAGCGCGGTCCCCAGTGCGTTTACATGCATGGGGGACTCCTACTGCTGGGATCGAACCAGCGACCATTCGGTTAACAGCCGAAGGCTCTACCGCTGAGCTAAGTAGGAACATACCGTAAGTATATCCATATTAGAGCAGTGTGACAAGTAGTTCTCCGTAGGGAGATGATGTTCTCCGCTGGGAGAAATAGATGATAGAGAAGAGAAAATATAGCTGTCGGAGTCCCAAACACTCCATTGAAGGGGGGCAGGGGCTTGCCATGTGGGGGGTGGGTGTGGGTGGGGGCTACCCCCTCCTTACACTCCTTTGTATGTGGGTGTGCTACCTTTAACCAGTCCGCTGTTAGCGGCTCAAAACTTTACCGCTACATACTAGCGATTCCAACCCGGTTTTATAGCCTACTACAGGTTATATACCGGGTTTTGCTTTGCTTTGCGTTGATTCTAACGTCAAAACCCGCCAAACTATCACCTAAAACCATCACGGTTACGAAGTTTACAAACCGTTTTGCCATGTTTCAAGCCGTTGTAGCGGACACATAAACCAAAACTTTCCCTTTATCTGCTATCGGTATCATCTGATAGCAGGTTGCCCTGCGCTAATGAAGTCATAGTGTCTTGCTACGTTTCGTAGAAGGCATCCGAGCGTTACGGACGCGGGTGTATCCACCTAAGCATGTGTATAAACTGCTATCACGGGCGTGTATACCTTTCCTATACACAACACAAAGGGTTAGTTAGAATTATGATTACAAAAGCATTGGTTGCCAAGTTCGTCTCCGCACAGTCAACAACAATCAGCGCAGGACCTATCACCTTCACCAAGGTGGAGCCTATTGCTGATAGCGTGAACAACCTGTTCGTAGCGTGGCAAGCAAAGGATATCAAGGCTACTGCATTGGTAGCGACTGTTATCCGCCAGATGGACACATCTGTACTCACGAAGGCACAGAAGAACCTGTGTGATGACCTTATCAAGGTCGTGTTTGAATCTGCTACTAATGGGGAGTTGGTTAGCGTTGGCGTCACTAAGTTGGACGCTGCTGGTGAGTTGGCTGCGCAGATGCGCAAGGCTAACGCTGCCGCTCGCAAGAAGTAAGTAGACAATCTGGGAGTTTGGTGCATCTCCGGCAAAATGCATCGTTGGGCGAACAGGTGTTTGATCAGGGTTCGATTCCCTGACGTCCATTACCCTCACAAGGGGAACACGGGTAGTGACCTACCACTAACACAAGGAGACATTATGGTCATCCAATCAGGGTCTATCACGGCCGGAAACTTTGACATCGACATGACAAAGGACGGGCTGGGTCTCATGACCACCGTCACACATACGAAATCCAAGAAGGGCATCACGGTCAAGTTGTACTACAACAATCTTGATCACCTCAAGCGTCAGATCAACGACTTGGCATCACTCTACAATGCCAGCGAGCATGACCAGACCGCTATCCGTAAAGCACTTACATTGATTGCAGGGAGATAATAATGAGAACATTGAGCAAGGTAGCCGTCAAGGGCTACATCGTAATGAGTTGTATTGCATTGGCATTCGGCATTTTTGCCATATACCAACAGTCTGTTATTCAGGCAGCTGAGTTCCGTGCCCATGTGGCAGAGGAACTGCTTGAGAAGTCTCAAGACCGTTTGGTTAATCAGGAGGTGGCAAATTGACAGTGTATATTGCCGATTTCCGTAAGGGTGAGTGGAAGGTGTATGCCAACAAAGGGCGTACACCTATCGTCGTTCCTGATTGGGCAACACATGTCCAGTTTGGACAAGCGTTCGTCACATTCAAGGGTGACGATCGTGTGGAAACTGAAGGCACAGCAGAGACCACTGGTTGGAATGAGTGGTCACTTGTTCCCGCAATGAGTGCGGGAATACTACGTCCCGGTACATGGGACGAAACCCTTGAGCGTTCGTACTTGATTGAAAGAGAAGGAAAGTAAGTGAAAGACTACACCAAACCAGCAGGTACATTGACACTAGCTGTTGTGTACATTGCACAACGAGTTGAATCAGGGGACTACGATGAGCCATCGGAAATCCACCCTATCGCTATTGGCCCTGACAGAGACACTGTCTACAACGCATTGATTAATGCATTGCCATCCAGCATCGTGACATGGAGTAAGCGTTACGAGGAATGGAACGAAGAAACGTACCTCAATGTGTTGGATATCTGCCCTGATATCCCTGACCTGCCATGGGTACACGTCACCAAAGGTAACAGCATGTATGCCATGAATGATGACGAAGGACAGGATCAGTACTACACCCTAGACTACAACTGGGATGTGTACAACTCTGCTGATGAGAACAATCACAAGCTGACCAATGAACAGAAAGACAAGCTGTTCAAGTTACTTGGTGGTCACTGGGATTGCAGTAGAAGCACGTCAATGTCATACAGCATGCACCGCTGTGTGCTAGTACCAACGGAAGTAATTGAATAAGGAGAAAGACACAGTATGAAAAGTGTAGACTTTACCCGCTGTAATCACAGGTGGGCAATCGTTGACGTTAAAACCGGCAGGGCTTTTAGTTGCGACTCAAGCAAATATGCTGAAGTCATTGCTCATAGCAAGTCGTACAGTGATCCGTGTGTCATCATTGACCTGCACACAAAGCAGATTTGTGATGTGTTTGTTGAAGATGGACATATGTCCGTCGGCCTGTTAGGTATTCAGTTCCGTGAGGAACATTTAGACTTGACGATCATTAAGTAGAGCTGATGCTAATCCGGGGTTTGATTCCTCGGCTACCCTTTCTCCTTAGCGGAGAAGTTTGGAAAGGTAAACACAATGAATAAATTAGACTACAAAGTACAACAGTCGAACCTTGCGTCTGTTGTTAGCAACCTGATTAACATTCAGGACTCAACCAAGCGTGATCGTCGCACTCCAAGTGACATCGTCACCAGCATCACACTCATTATCTCTGCTCTCCGTAAGAACAAGAGCATTGCAGAGGCTAAGCTGTATGACCTTGAAGACAACATGTGGATGGTCAGCGCTGCTCTTGAAAGACTGCTCGGCATCGGGCTTGAACTCAAGATGATTGAGGTTGTTGAGTAATGCCACAAACACACTACGCAAGAAGGATTAAACTCGATGATGGATGGGAAGTATCTATCATCTGTAAGCATCTCATCAGTCACGGTGAGGACGAGAAGTTATTTGAATGCGCTATGGTTAACCCAGATAACTACATCGATAACGATTCTGTGACTGGCTACCTTGACTTCCATCAGGTAGCCGAATACATTCGCAAGGCTAGGGAAAAACACGACGAGGTAAAGATATGAAGAACTTAATCCGCTACTACATAGCACTGATTGGTTTCAGTGCTCGCCTAATGTTCATGAAAGTATTCATGCCATCTAAACACAAACAGACAGTGCTTGCACTCAAAGATATTGAAGATGCATTCGACGCAGCAATGCAAAGACAACGGGACACAGAGTTTCACGACATCTCATTCCCATCAGAAGTATATGCACTCTTCACTGAGGGTGGAGGCATCACGGATTGGGGTGAACACAGAGAACACAATGAAGGCACGTTCGTTGTTCATCAATCAGATGATGATGAAACATACGTGCTGTTCTTTGATAACCTTGATGATGCTATGGAGATTGCAGACTCATACAAAGAAGAGACACAAGACGAGTGCACAATACGAAGGACTAAGGTCCAGTGCCTTAAAGATGATCAGAACGTACGGTTCTATCACATGAACGGCAACGTCTATGATGTAAGCCGAAACAACTTTCTCAAGCTTGTAAAAGACTGAGTAAGGGGAGGGGTTAAATTTTATACCCCTCCAATTTTTACTAGGGGGGAGGGGTCAAATTCTACCCCCCTCATATATTGAATAACAATCATACTAACAATATGATTTAGGACAACACAATGACAAAGACACAAGCCCTTGAGGCACTTAAGGTTTACAGCGAGTGGACATATGACACAACCATGGAGTTGTGGTCCAAGTGTACAAAGGACAAGTACATTGACATCATCATGGAAGGTTTAAACAAACTTGATGATTCAGTACTTATCCAAATTGGTGAAGATGCTAAGCGTCGCATGGAGAATCCTGTCGGCATGTTAGTTAATCAATTGAGGGAGATGCAAAATGCTTGAAATAGGACAACGTGTTCGTAATGTACGCCGCCCCGATGTTATCGGGGTGGTTGTATCTTTGGATGCACCAAATAATAAGTGGGCTACAAGACCACAGGATCACCGTGTGCTAGTCAGATACCCACGAGTGACCAAGTTATCCAACGGGACTTGGAAGGGAGGCGTGTTGGACGAATTACATGCAGACATTCTCCCTACAGGAGAGAAGATTCACGAGGCGTTTTCCAAGTACAAACGCAGCGGTGATGAAGCTGGCAACGCTGATAGAAAAATTGCACATCAAAGAACAAGGAGGCGCTCAAAGTGATTATCTTTTGCATGTGCATACTTTTAGCATCAATCATTTTTTTAATTGCATGGTTCTTTCATGCAATCGAAGTCGCACAGAAAGAAATAGACAACAAAGATGAATAAACAAATCATTAGTGCTCATGAGTTGGCACGTAACGTAATTAAAGCCTACGAGATAGCTGACGCTCTCATCACGGGCGTTGAGTTCCATAACTCAGAGAATGGTAGGTCAAAGCATCGATCGACGATCAATGGCGTACTTGAAGTCAGATTACACATGCATTATGAACGCATGGCTTCTGCTGTGTACACAATCTACATTCAGATACATGACAACAAGTGGACACTGACAACACATGGTTATCTTGATGAGGTCAATGTCGAGTATTCAAGTACTAATACTGATCTGACATATAACTATCTTGATCTTAAAGAATGGGTCAATGACTTTGTTGCTACTGTATATCAACTCAAGGTTGCAGAAGTACACGGCATCGTAGCCGACTAATCAAACTGAGGGATGCGTCTCAGTAACAACGCATGAAAGAGAACACAATGACAGATCTTACACATTACAGGACTATCATCCTGCGATTCGCGTATTTACACATTCATCCCGGTGGTGGTCTTGCCGCGATGATTATGCTTAAGCCCGGCTTTGAAGCCCGGCTTGATCACATAGCACAAGCTAATCTGTGTGAGTTGCTTACTTTTGCAAGTGGTCATGTACCACATGACACACGCAATGCACAGGGATTCAATGACTGGCTTGGCGAGGAGCCAAACATGTTTGAGAAAGAGTCATTCGATAAGTGGATGTCGGCAATCACGCCAATGCCACGACCTACACCTGCAGGATGGGAGGAGGTAGATACAAGTGCCTAGATACACTTATCACAATCAGATGCATGACTATCAGGGCCGAGCAATCGGCCCTGTTGGTGTCTATAAGAACGCATTGACTGCACGAGCAGTTGCTATGGTTCATGTCTATATGCAACCAGAGGTTATGCAAATCAGAATTTCACGTTGTCTTGAACATACATACGAATTTAAACCATACATGGTGGTTTATATGAACATCGTGACTAATAAAGCAATGACCAGTAGAAGGAACATATTTTAAATGAGATTTAAATACGAAGTACTTTATGGAAGCTTAGTTATTGAAGCGCTTCTCAAAGAGAAATTGATTACAAAGGATCATTACGATCACATGTGGGATAGGTTTAATGAGCATAGTAATGAGTTAAATTACACATTAATTGACTTAGCTGATGTCTTAATTAATCTTGAGCAAGTTGATTGCGAAATGATTGTTAATTACATGACAGCCAACCATAACTTAATCGAGTTTTATACAACTAAACTCGCTATCTAATGTTTGTGTGAGGGGTGCGTCTCACTAACAACGCATAGAAAAGAAACACATCATGTCTATCGAATTGTACACAAAGTATTTCCGCGAAACTCTTCTTGGTATTCCTGCTAAAGTAGCAGACGGCACACTGTATTCGTACGGTGGCTATCACACCACATCACATACAGATACCGTTGAACTCAACGGGCATTACATATCAATGGAGTACAAGCTGCGTATGGACGTAGCTAATGGTGAAGAGAAGACTCTTCATCCTATTCCTCTTGTTCAAATTGAACTGACTATGACATTGCGTCCTGACAAGGATAGCCGTGAAACATCTTCAATCATGAGTAAAGTAATCAAGGTTCAGTTGAACTCTGAGACTCTTGAAGAGCAGATTGATGAAGCGATCCAGACACTGGAACGTGTCATCATTGATGTCAAGCTGCCAACCATAGCTTTTGACTTCTGGAAGTATGTGTCTACTGCAATGCCAGACTTTGAGAAGCAAGTCAGTAAAGCGGTTGTGACTAATCATAATCGTCTGTCTTACAAGGACTAGTTAGATGTGAGGGGTGCGACTCACTAACAACGCACACTACACAATGAAAGACAACACAATGGAAAAAGTTATTTGCTTGGTAAGCGTAGAGATGTTCAATGCACCGGGAATGCTCCGGTGGGCACGTCATTTCTATCGCATGACTAACTGCTCGAAGAAAGACAAGAAGTATTTCTTAGGTGTCATGCAAGCATGGGTAAAAGATAAGTCAACTGCTAAATACTGTCTTGAATGTCCTGATGATGTCATTGAATGGGATGACACAGCACAAACAGCAACAATAACAATAAAGGTAACAAAATGAGTTTTGAATTTAGACCTATCAAGTACACATTCTGGAATACGTTTGGGGATAACACCCCGAATGATTTCGTTTGTATGTATATCGAACCGCATTACGGTGAGCCATGCCTTATCAAAATTAGGCGTAGGCTTGCAGCAGAAATTGGATGCACTAATTTGCGTAAAGGAGTTGAGTGGTACGTCAACGATACTGACTGCTCCATGTGGAGTGAAAGACATGCTGTCATTGGTTATGCTGAAGTGTTAGCACCAGTGACAGTTGAGTCAAAGAAACAAGCTCTGGCGGTGTGTGAGTTTATGGAGTTAAAACAATAATGAAAGCTGTCGAAGGTGCTGGATTAATCATTGCAAGCCCAGTGTTAATGGGATGTGGGTGTTGTTTAGCACCTGTTATTGCATTTATCGTAATGACAATATTCTCTACTGTTGCAATCGGTACAAGTGGATTAATAGGTGTACTAATTCACAACAAACAAACTGTACTAATAACTCTTTCAATAGGGTTAATCATTACTGGTGGAATGATTTTATTTAAATATTTTGGAGAAAAACCTAATGAGTGACAACATAATGTTACAAGCGTGGGAAGAAATCATGGTAGATGCACAAGAAGCTGAAGAGTGCATTGTTTCCATGTATAGCATTGAACCGTACTATGGTGGCCCAGAGGAAGGAGGTTGGTGGGGCACCCTGTACATACTCAGAGAATATGTTCGATGCAGCAATCGTGAAGCAGCAGAAAGTCTACGAACAAAGCTGCAAGAAAGATGCTCGCAGTTAAATTATGAAGCAAAAATAGCAGACGGAGAACACTGTTTACGTCAGATCGAACGTGCTGATGCACGAGGTTTAGACGTCGATGATTATGGTTATGATGGACCAAGTTCATACAATGTAATCATTGAGAAGTTTCCCGGCGAGAATCAAGTAACAGAAAGATCACACTACGAATAATGCCACTTAAGAAACTGACGCCTGAACAAACCGCGTCAATACGACATCAAGCAAATAATGGCGTAAGTGTAGTTGCACTTGCAGCTAAATACAAGTTGTCTCAACAACACATATATCGAATCAAGAATAACGAGCGGCGAGATAGAAAGACAAAACAAATGAGTACATATAACGGCTGGACAAATTACGCAACGTGGTTGTTTTACCTACATCATCAAGAGGATGTAACAAACTGGTACATGGATCACGATGAGGAATCACGTGAATCTCTTGATGCATCAGACATCGAGTCTTATTTTGAAGACATGTACCAAGAGCTAATCGAGGGCATTGCAAACATATATATTACCGATGTCATCCTTGGTGAATTACGTGATGTCAATTGGAGGGAGATACTTAAAACACAACGAGAAGACGAAGATACATATGACGCCAACTGGACAGAAGAAGGCGCACTTACAAACTACTTAGATCATGTAGCAGAAAACAAAGATAGAGAGAGAAACTAATGACAGCACAACAATACCTCGCTAAGTTCGGGCTGGATGCAAATCCAGCCCTTTTCACTAATGTACACAATGGCAAACACATGAAGCCAAAGTACAACTCATACTGTATCTACGATGGCGTTAGCCAACTAGACAGACGGTCTCGCATTATCTGCGTCATGTCTAACTGTGAGACCAATACAGCAGACTGGAACGTCAAGACTGGTGACATGATTCAGACGTACATCATCATGCGTGATGTGCATCCACAAGTTGCCATTGACCAACTACTCGATGGTTGTATCTGTGGTAACTGCACACACCGGAAGCGACGAAAGCGACACACTCGTACTGCCAAAGTCAAGGATGTACGTACTTGCTACGTCAATATCGGCAAGGGCACATCAGCTGTATGGGAGTCATTCCAGAAAGGCAACATACCAATTGTGTCTAGTACTGTTGCTGCTACCATTCAGGTAGTTGCTGGCAAGAAACTACGCATGGGTACATACGGTGACCCAGTTGCTGTGCCATTCCCAATCTGGGGTGACATGCTACGCTATGAGCTTGGTCATACTGGCTATACACATCAATGGCGTATGCCAATAGCCAAGCCGTTCCGTGGTGTGCTTCAAGCATCATGTGACTCATACACAGATCGATGGGAAGCCAAGGAAGCTGGCTGGGGTACATTCCTAGTCCGTCCACACGATGGCTATGTTGACAAGCGCCACACTGCTTATGCTCGTGGCTGTAAGCAGTGCCCAAGCGATCCATTCATTAACGAGATACGAGCAATGCGCAACATGCTACCAATGCATTCAACGTGCGACAGTTGCCCTACATCTCTACGCTGTGATGGCGATAGCGATATTGTCATCCGTGCCCACGGTTCAGCTGCGCTGTGGGTTTAATTAAACACAATAAACACGAGGTAAATAAACATGTTCTATTCAATATGCGAAGAAGACGAATGGTCATCTGACCACTGGGATGGACAAGGTCACTACACAAAGGATGGTGAGTGTCACTCGCCATCTAACGGTGTGTACTTGGCCTACTACATTGCTCAACGTATCTTTGCAGACATTAGAGTTAAGTACACAGACGAAGGTGTAAAGCGATTCATTCAGGAAGAATGCGACAAAGGCAAATGCCGCGTTGATTCTGACGAGATCGATAAGTTCTGTGCAGAAGTACGTAATACGTACGAATCTGAAACAGTAGAAGAATTCAATGAGGCGCTATGGGATTTCGTTCATGATAGCGACTTCAGTGAGTGGAACGACATATTTTGCGGAAATGACCTTGCTTATGCTTGCAAGTTAGAAGAACCAGAAGGGTGGCCAGTGCCATGACAGTAGAAGAGATTGATCAAGACGAAGAGAACTTCCAGAACGAGTTGCGATGGCTGCGGGAGAAATACCCGCAGTTTTATATTGAAGTATGGGGGCCATACGATTTTGCATTGCAACTTAATCATGATGGATACCCGACTGGAGACGAGCTTGCACAGGCTGCAGCAGACAACTGGGATAAATGGGGAGGTGTAGTTGAAGTATTACACGACACATTTGATGCTCATGTTGGGACAAATTGGGATCGGCTTACACAAGCAATAAAGGAGATAGACCGAGATGGTAAATGATTACACACCTGAACACATGACGTTTACTATTCAATCCATCAACACGGAGTGGTGGTACGAGATGATGATGGACATGATCCAATACAACGATTGGGTCAAGAATGTACGCACCGTTGAACATACAGATACAAACTGGGTGCTTGAGATTATTGATGATGAATGTGAAACACATCTCATATCAGATCTAAATCTATTGGAACATTTACGCAAGAGCTGGTCAATTGGCGACCGCACGTTCATAGAGCCACAGAACATCGACTACGACATTATTGATTGCATAGTGCAAGAACTATGCTTTGGTGAGTTAGTTTACGGTTAAGGAGTAACACAATGCCGAATTGGTGCGATAACACATTTATAGTTTCTGGTGACAACATCGACGATGTAACAAAATGGCAAACAGAAAACACAACTGTAGATAAACACGGTCTTTACCAAGTGGATTTCAATGGCTCAGTACCTATGCCAGATGAAGAAGATGGCAATAACTGGTACACATGGTCGTTAGATAACTGGGGTACTAAGTGGAATGCATGTTACGGATGCATACTAGAGAGTATTGGTAACGATAATGAGTTACGGTATTCGTTTGATACAGCATGGGGTCCGCCACGTGAGTGGTTCATAACCATGAGTGCAAAGTATCCCAAGCTCAATTTTGCAATGCACTACTCAGAACCCGGCATGTGCTTTGCTGGCACTATGTCTAGACAAGATGGTTACTTTGACGAAGTGCAGCGAGTAAATGAAGAACTGACTGATGAAGACAAAGAAGCCATGGGCTACACACCGTGCGAGTGCTGCAAAGGCTGGGAAGAAGAATGCATGTGTGATTAGTTACCTACGGTATAATCCGTAGGGAAATACCTATATCTTGTGGAGCCTAAACTGCATTTCAGGCTCCACAAGTTTTTAACACAAGGAGAATTATGCTAGAAGATTTGGCAAGCATTATTAATGCAATGTCCATTACAAGTGATTATCGGGGTGGCTGGAAGTTACTAGAGCCTACAATTGGATACGGTCATATCGTTACGTTGACGTGGCCTAAGTTTAAATTAAAAGTAGTGTCATTCAAAATGCCTGATGACTGGAACAATGAAACTGCATTTGCTGAAATGATTCGTACTATTGATCCCTTATATGACGTTGATGGGCAAATTATATGGAGGACAGTAAAAACGGAAAACACCCGTGACTGGGACGGCACAGACAAAGCGTTTGTTATAGATGTAGTTGATGCATTCTTATCTGGAGAATGGACTCCGCCTTGGAAGTGTGGGTTCTGCCAACAGCGTCACAATAAAAAAATTACACCTAGATGGTAACTAAATACAGTGAGGTGTCCAGAACCTCGCGACCAATCTTTTACGAAGTGGCATGGAACGATGACAAGTTTTATATACAAAGCAGTTGGACTGCCCATGTTGTATATGACACGTGGAAGAAAATAGCGCACAACAACAAACGCACAGTAACCATATCCTTGTCTTCTGTCCTGTCTCCATATCCAAACAAAGCTTACAACGCACAGCAAATAGTTAGATTACTAAATGGTTGCTGGGACTCTGACTTAATAGAAAGAGAAGTTGTTATTGCTGGAGAGGTTACTGATTTATTTAATAGGAATAGAGGAGGTGATTACAACTATGGGTTTAAACGATTAAAGATTACAACATTGCAATTAAACGATGACTTTAAAAAAGCAATAGAGTTTACATGTAGGGATATATCGTTGATGCAGTTATGCTTTTCAGCCCAAGCTGCTAACGTATTTAGTTCCGCTGTTAATCTTATGGATGAAAATGAGTTAGAGGGTATACACCTAATCAAGAAACACAGCAGGGCTATATACAAATTTATGAAAAGAGAAGGAGCTTACAATAGTAAAAGACACACACGGCGTAAATTGCGGGTGTCGTGATTGCCAAGAACGTAGACGAATTAACAAGCGTACTATCGACCTTATAGAATCAATCGGAACGATAGTTTTATGGGTGGTTATAGTATGCGTGTCTCTACTACTGAAGTAATACCTGAGAAGGCGTTACAGCATCATGTTTACACATTGGCGGTTACTCTTGGTTACACAGTCATGGAGACTGGCAAGGCAAGAGGTAAGAGTAAGTGTCGATCATGTGGCTCATTGCAATATGCAACTGGGTGGCAAGGTAACACTCCGGGGTTGCCAGACATTTATATACATTCATCACGATGGGGTAAAGGCATTGCCTTAGCCATCGAATTAAAAACAACAATAGGAAAGGTGCGGGATACACAACTTGAGTTAGAAAAAAAAGACAACTCATACATATGCAGAACTATGGCTGATGTCATAGATGCACTGACAATAACTGAACAACAACACGGCCAAGAACAAATGGTCACACGATTAAAGCAAGTGAAAGATATAAATGGATATTAATTACCCATGCAGTGAAGAGCGTATGGATTACGTTCTGCCGATGAAGGCACAAGACAAAGTTTATATAGCAGTACGAGATGGCGGAGATGACGTACTCTCAGTAGAGGCTAACAATACATTCACCTATGTGTTCGTAGGTGATTCACCAGAAGATCTTACCGAGACTGTCAGTAAGTTTTTGCCTGATAGTAATGACTGGACTGCAACACCAATCAGTGTTTACGAGTTACTAGATAACTGGCGATCAGTCATGTACAAGGAAGAGCCAACACTTCTCATTGGATGTGACAACAGGTTTGCCACGACGTCTCTCCTTGTTGCAAATGGACATGTGTACCCGCACGTCTATCAACTACTTACATACCTGACAGACTTAGAAGGAGTCCCTTACAAACATAACAATGCTCTTGTGTGTTCATCTACACCGCAAAAGTTACAGGCACTAATGTATGCATTAAACAATGACGTACTTAATGAGTTCTTCTCAGGTAACTACAAGATGACTACTGAAACACTACTAGAGATAGGCCGAAAGAATCCTATTGTTTACTGCGACGGGTCTTTGTCTCACGTTGGGCAATCACTCGGCGTGTCGCTTCACTACAGAAAGATGAGAGATAACAATGTTTAATCCAAGAGACCACTTCATTAACCTAAAAGGCAAGCAGTACTTGCCAGTCGCAGCTCGCATTGCTTGGTTTAGAGAAGACCATCCAGACTGGACAATCATGACGTATGCAGTACCCGATCTTTCGGGTGCTGACTACACTACATTTGCCGCAGAAATCTTAGATAGCACAGGAAGGCTTATTGCCAAGGCTCATAAGACAGAGCACGAGAAACACTTTGCTGATTACCGAGAGAAAGCAGAAACGGGCGCCATTGGGCGAGCGTTAGCCTTGTGTGGGTATGGCACGTTGTTTGCTCAGGAGCTAGAAGAACCTATTACACCAGCTGGTGACATGCGAATTGTTGACGCACCACAACCAAGTAAGGCTTCCACACTTACACCGGGTAAGCAGTTTGGTTTAGAGTGCAAGCGAATCTGGGGTTCTGGTATTACGCCATCAGACATGAAGCGTGTATTTACTAAATTGGCTGGCAACATAGATACAACAGACGAAAACTTACGCCTTGTAATAGAAGTACTGCAAGGTTTCAATACACCGGAAGAAGCAGAGTCGGTGTTCTTGGCAGAGGAGGATTAAATTGGACCCAAATAAATTTGACATTATTGGCGATAGTTATTATGAGATTGAGACCGGCGAATATGCCGGTCCAGTTGATGGCTGGCTAGGCGAAGAACTTAAAACAGAAGATGACGTTCTTTTAGCTTTACAGCGTTTACTAAAATACGAGACTGAATTAAAAGCTGAACAACTTTCTACTCAATCAATCATTGATCGATGTAAGTCAATGGTCAAAGACAAAGAGCGTAAGGTGTTATGGTTACAAGCACGTTATGGTGCACAGATTGCTGCGTTTGCTAAATCACAGTTGCACGGCAAGGTTAAGACATGGAAATGCCCATGGGGTCAAGTAGCATTTCGCACATCATCACCTTTGTTTTCTGTGCTTGACGATGAGAAGGCTGCCATGGTTATCCCTCTTAATCTTGACGCTGTCAAAATAGAATCCAAAATATACAAAAGCAAGATACCAAAAGAAGTGCAACTTACACTGGTTGAAGAGTATCCAGAGTTGTTTAGTATGACAGACGCTTCCGAAAACTTCAGCATAAAGTCATTGATAGCAAACGAGGTCACAGATGAGGGATGAGATAGTACACATAGGTAGTCTTCCTGATTCAGTACACGTAAGTGATGTCGGCATTACATTTAGTGCCGACATTGACTTTGATCAATGGTACAGGTTGATGATGACGTTGCAGAGGTTAGAGACTGCTTTCCAATTTGGCATTGGTGACGTACTTAACTACGGAAGTATTAAGTACGGAGAGAAGTACAGTCAAGCTATGAGTGCTACTGGATATGCATATCAGTCACTTGCAAACTGGGCTTGGGTAAGCAAATCTATTCCTATAGAAAATCGCATGTCTGGCTTAAGTTGGACACACCACAGGATAGCGGCATCGCTTCCAGTTGATCAGCAAGTCGGTGCTCTATCAATGGCCATGAGAGACGATATGTCCGTAGGTCAATTCAAAGATGAAGTAAAAGGAGTTTCAGAACACAAAGAAATACCAACAAAATCTGTAGCCATACCAGCAGGATGGACAGTAGATGATGTGAACAAAGCACTAGAACTTATAAGCACGTCACCCATTCCACTTGCCGATGTATACGAAGCAGGACTCACAAAATTATCAGAAGAAGAAGTGAAGGTGCAGAGGTACTGCGACCAATGCCCATATAACAACTAGAGGTAGTTATGATTACAGTATTCAACGGCAAGTCGTTCGGCTTGTCCGGTGAGCGGTCGTCTGGATTCGTCCAGATAGACCGCTTATTAGTTGACCACATTGCATCTTTTACACCATCAGGATTTGTCGTATTCATGGCTCTTGTCATGCACGTAGACAATGATGGTTATTGTTGGCCAAGTATCAAGAGGCTTATTGAGTGCACAGGTTTGTCCGAGACAACAGTTAAGACTGCACTTCATTACCTATCTGGAATGAAGGTTAATGACAAGAGATTGCTTGAAGTCAATGGACGAACTTCTCCTAATGGGAGAACAACAAGCAATGGTTATAAGTTATTTCCTGATTCGGTTGATCATGACTCTAACGTAAAGGTTACGTCTGTCAAGCAAGTGAAGGCAGACGCAGTAAAGGAAGATGATCCAGCATTTCCTTTATACAAAGCATTTAAGCGAGCACGGTGGGGGATAGTGTCTGAGGCAGCAATTACAGATAAGGAGTGGAAAGATGTACGTCTTACTATATGGCAGATGCACAAGGCTGGAGTCACATCAGATGACGTGGAAATACGAGTAAGTACTTTACTAAGAAAATGGAAAAATGAAGAGATGGTAACAGTTCGATCATTGTGGAAACACTGGACAACATATGCCCTTCCACAGGTTCTGATCAATGCTTTACCAACAAATATAGAGGAGTGGTTCAATGACAACAACGGATAAGTTATTGGCTGTGCTGTCACAGTTGCCAAGTAGTATTCAGTGGAATGACACAAGTCAGACGGTGTACCGTGTGGCTATCACAGGGATTAGTGATGAAGACATCAGGGACGGAGCTAAGCGTATCCTCACACGTGCAAAGTTTCGCCCAACACCATCGGAGGTACTCATTAGTATTGCAACCGTGAAGTACGGTGATTACTTACCACACGTTGTGATTAATGACATTGCTGAAGCAATACGCCTTGGTACTCCATACCACAAGTTGCATCCAACACTTCAGCATGTTGTAGCCAAGACTGGTGGACTGAAGGCATGGAGAGTAGAGCCTCCAGTCAAGGGGCAGCAACTACAAGAGGTGCTCAACGATGTCTTATTGACAAGAATACAGGAACATATAGATGAGCAACGTTCAGAATAAAAGCCTAGGCTTTAATATAGAAATCCCATCGGACGTTATGAGTGAGCAATCACTTATAGCGTCTGTGCTTCTCGGTGGTCGGAAGTTATTTAAGAATGTATCTAACATAGACAAGGGTATGTTCTACAGGGTCTCACATAGCCTTATATGGGATGCATATACATCCATTGATGCATCGGGCCAAGACATAGATATTGTGACCGTGAATGAGGAATTGACAAAGCGCAACTCACTCGAAGCGTGTGGTGGTCTAGGTTACATCATGCAGTGCGCAGAACTACTGCCTACTACGTCTAACTATGAGAGCTACGTCAATCTAGTCGTTGAGTATCACAGGCGCAGGGAGATTATTTTTGCATCTGAACATGCTAGTAAACGTGCTTCAGTTGGCGATGACAGCATAGACACAATCGTTACTGATTTAAATAAATCTGTTTCTGGAACCTATTCCGGAAACACCACGGACGATTTATCTAAATTAATTTTGTCGGTATCTGACATAGCCATACATCGAGAAGAAGATGAGACAACGTTTAGTGTTGCCAGCGGGTTTAATGAAGTAGATTCTATAACAGGAGGGTGGCGTGATGGCGAGTTAATCATTGTTGGTGGACGGCCTTCTATGGGTAAGTCTAGTCTTGGGTTGCAGTATGCATGGAACGCTGCTCGTTTCATGCGTCAACTAGATGAGAAGGTAGGAGTCCTTATTGTTAGTGCAGAGATGTCCAAGGACATGGTTACTGCACGTATGTTGTCGATCTACAGTGAAGTAGACAGCCAAGTTATTCAGACGAAGAAACTGAATAACTATCAGAAAGATAAGCTACACGGTGTAGCTCAGGAGGCTAAGTCACTTCATGTCAGAATTGTCGCAGATAAAACTGTCACCCTTGGAGGAATCCGAGACGCCATTAGGGATACGCAAAAATCTTTTCATGTTGGCTTGGTGGTTGTTGATTACTTACAGATGATTGCAATGCCATCGTCATACAAGTCAGAGAATAGGACTCGTGATATCGGCGTAATCAGCCGTGGACTCAAGGACATAGCCCGTGAGTACAAATGCCCAGTCATCGCGTTATCGAGTCTATCTAGGGCTGTAGAGCAAAGGCAGGATAAACGACCGATGATGTCTGACCTTAGAGAGTCAGGCGATATTGAGTCGGACGCTGACGTAATCCAGTTCATATACAGAGCTGGGTATTACGAACGCAGTCAAGATGGGCAACAAGAAGAGGAAGATAAAGCCGAGATCATTACAGCAAAGAACCGTAACGGCAAGACTGGAATGTCATTACTTAAATTCCAATCTAAGTTTGCTAAGTTCAGCGACTTTATCCTTGGCGAGTTTGACCTTTAAGAAAGAAAAACTTTCTTGGCTTCAGCGTTTACTGTCAGTGTCTTACCTAAAACCTTAGCAAGACTACGTATAGAAACATACGTAACACTGTTTCGTTGAATGTATTGCACTGGCAGTGGCTTCCCGTTAAGCGAAGGACCTTCAGCGCCCCAACCTAAACTTGTATCAACTTCATTCTTATCCATAAACAGTTCTAATGATTTACGCAACGGTGCAAATGTTCTACCGTTTTCAACAAGGGCTTCAACAAACTTATTGTTGGACGCATTACATATCTTCCAATCAATATCAGGCGTAACTAAACCCCAAGGTTTAATGAAGAAAACGTTTGATTTATTTCGACCACGGTATAGATTAGATCTCCTAGCAACCATGTAACCGTTACGACTTCCATCATTGTTACTATTACCCTCGACCGACGTTAGCGCCCCATCTTCATTACGACCTGTGACAATACCGATATGATAAGCATCATCACCAGTAACCAAAAGCACGATGTCACCGGGTGAACCTTGCGCTTTAAGAACGCCGTGCTTCCTAGCGCTACTAAGCCATACGTCACAATCAGCACTAAAACATAACGGCCAGTCAAGTCCACTTTGATCCTCCCATTCCATAGCAACGCCACTGACAAATGACGCACACCAAAAACTACCAATAGGAGCGCGGACGTTCGTATTCCATCGATCAATTAATGGACCACGATTACTTCCAGTAGGTGACTCTTCTGTCCCTACGTACTTGTTTGCTATGTCAATCAACAACTTCCCTAAATCAGTCATCTACTTATTCCTTGATACCACTACCTGCCGGATTAAATAAACCACGTACTCCAGACTCGCCAACAACGTCAACAGCAGATTGCGGACGAAGCGATTTAAGTTCTTCTTCAGCTTGCTTGTATCTTGCGCTACCGCCAACTCGTTGACGTAACCATTTCTGATAGTCATCATCAAATTGTGTTGCTCCAGAACCAAAGAAGTTCATGATGAACGGAACAATGTTCTGCCTTGAAATGTCTTCTGAAGAAAGTTCTGTCCCCATACCAGAGTCAAAATTACGAGTAGACATATATTCCATATCTGAGAGCATGTCCTTTGTATTTACGTTGTTCAATGCGTCAATAGCAAAGCGCGTCATCTTATCTGGCATAGCCTTCTTGATGTTTTCCTCAATAGTTAAGTACCCCGGTATGTTTTTGGCTGCATCAGGTATTCCATATAGGCGAAGGTTAGGGTCAACCTTTAACTGCTTGACATATTCTTCATAGCCTAGATGGCTTTCAAATGCTGGCTTCCCAGTAAAGTCTCGCCCAGTAACAGCCTCTTTGACAGTGGCTGCATACGGAGCAAGCATGTTTAATCCAAACTGCTTTACCCAGTACTCAATGTTTTCAGGAATAGAGTGAGTACGCCATTTAGTAGACGCTCGTCCTGCCTGTCGTACTGCTCTACCTTGCGCACCCGGTAAGGTCTGCATGTACGTCGTACCAAGAATATCTACCTTCATCATTCCTGAGTCATCAAGGAATAATTCATCATAGATTTCTTCCCAGACTTGACCCTTAACCTCTGCTCCACCAGACGCAGCTGCCAATGCAGCAAGTATCTTAGGAGATCGAGTAATGATTTGTGTTGCTTTGGAAGACAGATATGCTGAAAGCCATTTCTTGGTTACATACCACTTAACTTCTGAACTCCAGCCACCCTTATCCTGACCCAACCAAACCTTATCTTCAATGGTGGTGTTTGCAATCTTATCGAAGCCAAATGTTTCTGCTACGTTGTTGATTGCGTGTTTACCAAGGGTGTAAAAAGGACCTAAAGGACTAAGTACTAGCCTTGACTTGGCATACTTTGTTGAGATGACAGCCTTTGCCATAACACTTTGTAGTGCAGCAACCTTTGCATTTTCTGATGGAGAGCCACCATCATTGCCAGTCATGAAGTTAATTGCCTCAGCGTATTCACGGCGCAACTTCTCACGGTAGTTATCAGCCGTCATATTTAACTTTGCTGGAGGTATGACATTCTCCGTGGCCTGATACATTTGTTGGAATGCAGAGATGATTGCAAGGTCTTTATACAAAACGTTTGCTCTCTCAATTGCACTTTGCATAGGAACTATCTTTCGAGCAAACTCTCCAGATCCATAATAATCACTCATTCGCATATGCAACGGAATGTCTTCAGGTCTAATGTTTGGATTATCCTGTAGGGCTGCTTGATAAGTCCTGTAGTGATCTAAGTATTCAACTCCAAGCCCATAACTAGCAAGTCTGTCCATAGATAAATCAGGTACTTGCTCAATCAGTCTAGCCATCTGCAAGTGTACGTACTTGTCACCAAAAGATGTATCACCATGTTGCGCAAACGGATCTGACCCAGCCCTAAACACAACGTTCATATCCGGCGTGTTCGGAATCATCGCAGGTAAAGCACTCATGGCCCATGCCATCGATCCAACTTTCCTGTGTTTGATCATATACATTAGGTCAGACATAGGATTTGCAATTAGCCATGCTTGGTTCGATGCAACACCAATATCTCTACCTAGTGCAAGAACACGAGTCATAGTGTTTAGTTCATCAAGTAATTTTGCAGCTCCAGTTATTACGCCAGACGAATTCTCTTTGATTGCGTCATTTAATTTAGAACCCGCACGGACCTGAACAATGCCACTCTTGTCAGCATCAATCACAAGCTGAGTTGGAGACAGTGTTGGATCACTGAATACTTCTGTATTACCCTGTTGATCAATCATTGCCTCATCAATAACACCAACTGGACCATTGGCCTTAGCCTCATCTAGGGTCTGGTTGGATACACCTAGAGAAGAGAACATATCTTGTGGGTCGAATCCACCAGAGAATACAGAGTGTCCAAACTTCTCATCACGTCCGGGGACTGGACTCTGTTGATTTGCTGCGTGAGTAATACCTGCAAGGATTCCGTCATCACCCTTTTCCATATCCTCATGAACAAGTATCTTAGCGATGTGGACTTCAGGTAACGCAACTGGAAGAGTGTCACCTATGTGAGGCTTCATTCCACCAAGCCGTCGCTCGATACCAACGACTTCATTCCCGCCAATACCTAAGTCAGTAATCTCAATAGTGTTATCTTTTAAAATCGTAATTTTTACATTACGTAACACGGCTGCATCGTAATCAGCCTGTCCAGTCATAGCCTTAAGGACCTCATCAAAATCCTTAAACTTCTGTTCTGGAGTTAACGTTTGCTTTACTGATGGATTATTCGGGTCATAACCCCATCGATGTGGGAGGGAAACAGTTACAACTGCGGATGTACCCGGCTTTCTCTTAGATAACCCATCGATGGTATTTAGTAAAGTCTGAGCAGATGCCTCTGGTATTTTCAATAAAGCAGCTCGGATGCCAGCAATCCCATACTTAAACCTAGACTCGTATTTAGTTTTTACGTTGTCCGTAAGTTCCTTCTCAGGGTTGTAGCATAGTGCCCCAGCCTTATTGAAGTTGGTGGACTTCTCAGGGTTTCGTGAAGAGCGATCAATACTAGAGTAAGCCGACCGTCCTTGCCCTTGTTTTAACGCAACCCATTTAAGGTCTCCGTTGCTATCTTTTTTCTGTGTAACAAACGCTATTTCGCCAGATGCCTTGTTAACTGCAATGTGATACGTAGACGGCACGGCTGAATTGGCGTCACGGCTGACTCCACTAGTGTCTGATCCAGATGCCCTGACGTCATGGCGTAGAACGTACCACGGAGTAGATTTCCTAAAGAGGTAGATTGAATCAACTAATTGATACTCGCCTCTAGATTTCAGTGCTGTGGCTCGGTGGCTTATATCAACGCTCAATGCCTGAGCAAATGCAGATATTGCTGTGTACTCTTGTGAAAACGGATTAGCAGCAGCCTCCAACACATCAGCCTCACTCATGGCTTTGCCTAATCTATTTTGAGACTCAGCATATGCACGTACAGCAAATGTAATGATTGCACGTTGGTTATGTGCTAACGGTATTGGGTCATCTCCATCAAAGCCTTCAACAACATCTTGCAGGTTTTGTGAGAATGCAGATGGTCCAGTATCCCCATCAGCGTCACTAATGAAGTTAACTGAACCCTTAGCAAAGTCACGTGCAATAGTAAACGCACTATCCATAGACAACGCTACACCAGTTGGCATAGATTCATCAGTTGCTGATTCTATAGCAGATAACGCATCTGAAATGAATGTGTCATCATAACCCTTGCGTTGCAACTGCTGACCAAACTCAATAACACTGCGTGACTTTACTAATGCTTCACCAATGTCGTTAAGTTCATCCGATGAATCAAAGTCTTCAGTCAAACGACGTGCAATCCTAGACAACGTGTAGGACGTTGGATCTCCGTCTCCTGTGCCCTCACCCTTATTTAAATAGATCGGAGCAGAAGAAAGAGTATTACCGCTCTTGTTACCAAAGAAACTAGAGATGTGAACGTTTGTTGTATCTCCTGATGTTTCACTTTTAGAAGATAAGACAATAGGTCTGTTGTCAGCAGGACGAATACCAAATAGTGATGTTCGTAGATTCTCCATACCTTGTCTAGCATTGTTAATCTTCTTCCGTACTTCTTCCTGTGCTTTTTGATCATCGTGACCTATTGCTTGCTTAAGACCATTATTGTAAACAATAGAAATTGCGTCGGTAGTAGTGTCAGCTACAGCAAGAACATTTTCGGCAGAGTTTACTTTGCTAGTGGCAATAGCTTTAGCAATAGGACTGTCCGAATATGCTTTTCGGATTTCGTCTAATCGATCTTGTGCTTCTTGAGCATCTTCTGGGCTACCGTTTTTAATAATAGAATTTAGGTCGCTGATTTCGTTACTACTAACTCCAAATGTTGTGCCAGCAACATCAGGCATTAATCCCGGAGCTGGACCCGACATAAACGCATAGCCTTTAAGAATGCGCTGTTGTCGTTGGTCAGCCATACCCATTAACACCTGTTGGGCCTCAGATACACGACCATAAGAACTGTACAAGATTCCTGCTACAGTTGGAGATGCAGACCCACTGCTTCCACTAACACGTACGTTTGGTTGCATTGCAACAACGTCACCATACGTTATGTATCGCTTCCTCTTACCGCCTTCAGTATCTGCTTCAACCACATATGCGTACTGAGGACGCTTATCCCTAATGGGTACTCCACCTACTGAATTGACTGGCATTCCAGTGTCAGACACATCCATCTCAAACCAGTTCTTGTTTTTTCCGCCAGTTGCAACTGGCTTTATGCCCTTTGCGCGTAGTTTGTTGAACGTGTCACTTTTACTATCTACAAAAATTAATGATCGATGAACCTTGAATGGCATATCAATATGCTCAAATCCACCGAACTGTCCAAATATAGATGGGCCACGTTTAACATCAGAGAGGTCAGCTTCACCGCCAATATTATTCTGTGCTAACCCATCTGGTGTAGCCGTTAACGGTTGTAGAACATTCTGAGCGCGTGTGCTACGGTCCGTGAATCGCAATGTCCATCCAGACATCATAGGTGTTGCTATTGGATTACCAGCAGCATCTACATGGAAGAAGGACTTTCCTCCAAGTGTCCACCTGTGACTAGAGCCTGTCTCTGCGCCAACCCAGTCTGATTGAACCGTGTTACCACGTGTCATTACTCCAATGGCTTGATTCAATGCAATACCAAGCCTAGACATCGCACCAGATGCATAGTGGGCAATATTAGAGTCATCACTGTAAATCAGTGGATCCTGCATTGCCGTTGACATCAGGTAACTAACAACCACTTCATTTATGGTTGGGTCTGTATAAAGAAAACTATTGGTATCTCCATGCATGTCTACCGTGTAGTGATACTCAAGCTCGGCGAGTTTCTTTCGTGCCTCGTCAACTTCATCATCTGTTCCTTCTGCTATTACCTTCTTGAGGTTTGCAACTTCCTTGTTGTAATCAGATAACTCTGTAGTCACGTTACGCAAAGCAGCACTTAATGAGTTGTTTGTTTTGTCTCCAAACATTGCCAATGCATTCTTTGCAATACGGAGTTTGTCATGTAAAGGCATCGTGTGATACACGCCATGGAATAACTCATGACCAACACTGAGTGCGTTACGACCAGCATTCTTATCCTTATTGATATGCAACATAAGGTTTACGATTGCTCGTTGCGAACCCGGTATCTCGATGACTGGACCAGTCGTTAGGCTTCCATAACTCCCACGGATTAAACTTGCTTCCGAGAACTGGTTGACAGCAGCAGATGACATATTCACTTGTGCATTTGTCGTATAGAAATCATGTACCAACTGAGCCATACGATGCGTTGATAGCCATTTACCAAACTGGATACCGTAATCTTTGTTGACTTCACGGAACGCGTCTGCAACTACAGAGTTTGCATCTTTACTGAACTTCTTTGTTCCTGTGTCAACGAGCAATGTGCCTGTATCTTGAACGTGATCGTAAACCTTCTGCATTGCCGACCGAATACCGGGATCACTTTCTGCTTCCATTGCAGATCTGATTAACTCGGAATAAAACTTCTTTGCGTCAATACTGTTGCCAGTCTTTAACTCGTATTCCATATGACGGACTGCATACCCATGGGCATGTACATCCCACATATCTGCATATGTGTTAGCCATGTCATCAACCATTTGATTGAGGCCGATGTTGCTAAATTCCTGACCGCCAGTAAGCATGTCTTTGATAACAGCGACCATAGAGTCTCTGTTTAAACCACGCTGTTGTTTCAAGCCGACACGTGCATTACCTTGCTCATCAGTTGAATAGATAACACCCTTACCTTGAACTTCTCCATTAATGCCCTGTTCAACTACGCTTCTTGGAGGAGTTGCACCCATAAGTGCTTGCGCTCCGGGTAGTGGTAATGTCCACACTTGATCTGCAATAGAACGTTGATTAAAAGCCTTAAGCCAAGGAGCAGCATCAGACAGTATTTGACGGCTGACCGCTAAACGCTCTTGTGATACACGGCTACCATTACTAGCTTGCACTGCATTATCTGCAGTCATATCTACAAACTGACTAATGACATCCTGTGGCAATAACCGTACGCCACCTTGCCTTACAGATCCATCGCCTGATGGCAAACTTCCTGCTTCTTCAAGGAATCGTTTAGCTGCGAGGCTAACCTTTTCAGGTGACGTATTACGAGCAATGTACTCTTTGTTAATGGCAGCAGCAGTTTCAGCTGCACCAGCAATAGCATCCTTAGTAGCAGCTTTAGCCATGTGAGACACAAAGCCTTCGACCTCAGTACCTACTTGTAATATGTAGTCAGCTGGATTCTTTTTGTATGCCTCATCAAGTCGCTCAAGAATATCTGTTTCGTTATCCTCAAGGTATTTACGTGCAGCTGGACTAGTATCTCCTAAACGAGTGAAAATGTCGTTGTACATTGACTGCGGTGTAATGTCTACATCTGTCGTAATGTTCTGAAGCGTTTGCTTCATACTATTATTGAGGCCTGTTAAATCATCAATGCCGTTATTTTTTAGAACACGAGCAATGTCAGAGATAGTTAATTTACTGTTAGGGAAACGTACGTCACTAAAGAATTTATTAAACGTCTCTGCGTCTAAATCTTGAGACGCGAGGTTGCTAATAATTTCCTTCATTGCCGCAGGGTCATTCTGAATCATGTCCATTGCATGTTTTAATTCAGTGATAGATGTATTTGGATCAGAAGACTTTGCAACAGTTACTTCAACAACCTTACCGCTTACCTTTGCAGCAAAAGCTTCAAGCTCAGAAGTTACCTTTTCTCTATATGCTTTAACGTCATATTTTTTTCTTACTCTAGTAAGCGGAGATACCTGTGATGCAACGTATCTGAAATCTTCAGCAAATTGCCGTTGACTTGTTGGCATAGTGCCAGTCTTTTCGGCATATTTTAACTGTGCCTCAACCTCAGCTTGTTGTTCTGGAGACATAAAGCTAACGGATGCCCAGAAGTCATTTGCTGTAACGCCAATGTTTTTTAACCGGGTACGTAACGTAGTGCCAACGTGCTGCATTTGCACTGCTCGTTGAACAACCGCAGCTTCCATTGCAGCTTTTTCAGTTGCTGGCAAATCCAACTTACTGACAATGTTGCGCACATGAGTTTCAAGGCGTCCACGTCGCCATCTATCAAGTGCTTCAGATGCAAGGGTATTAACTGTGTTTGCGTATACTTTACGACCAGCTTGAGTCATACCCTCAGACATGTGAGAAACAAAGTCATCAGTGTAATTGACTGCTACATCGCGATCTTTATTCCAGCTAATCATTGCATCTAAAACAGCATTCAACCTAGTAATCTCATTGATTTCTAAAGGTCGGTCTACATCAAATGTCAAGACGGCATGAACAAGATTGTCACGGACTTCCGGTGTTGCATTAGCAAATGCTTCTCGGTAAACACGCCCAATAGTATTTGGGGTAACACTCAAATCACCAAGGGCATACTCAAGGTGATTTTGCGCTGATTCAATTGTAGTTGATTCAATAGCACGTTGATAAATCAAATCAGGTGCAGGATTAACGCTATCAACAGGCATTGGTGCAGCTGGAGTTGCATCCGCAGGTGTTGTATCTAAGGGTGCTGTTACAGGCTGACCGTTTTCGTCAAGCACTCCGGGTATGCCAAATCCAGAAGACCCAAAGTTGGTCATGTCTACAAATTCAAAACGTTCTGCGTTAGGTTGAAATTGATGACCAGATACCTCATGTACAGGACGTAGTAAGTCAGGGTGAACAATTGCTGCTGTTTCATCTAAACGATCTTGCAACGCAATGTGTACGCCATCTTTATCTATTCCTAAAACAACTGCACGTAATTGACCTTCCGGTATACGGGCTGGTCTAGATATAGCACCAAGATCATCAGTAGAGCTATTGACAAGCACGACGTCACCAGCCGTAATCTTGCTACCACCAGTTTCAGTTCCGTCGTTATAACGGACATCCGATGGGTCCTCAATTTGGCTCATGTTACGTAGGAACTTAGCAACGTCTTTTTCAAACTTCTTTTGACCGACTTCAAGATCTTCGTTATTTTGTAATCGCTTGTCTTGTTTACGTAAATGCTTTTCGTACATTTTTTCAAGGATATCTTGATCACGCGCATTAATATAGACACGGCGGGTAGAAGTTACATCATCACCAAGTTGAACGTCAATGAACTCACGTCTTTTGACGTCAGCAACTTGCGTTGTTAAATTGTCTGCATAAACTATTCCAGCAACACGTTCCATGCGTGTATCAATTGGAGTCATTAAAGTGTCTGTATTTCTTGCAGACCCCATAGATTCCTTACGGACTCTAATTACTCCACCTGTAGGTATTTGATATGAATAGAACTCATTAGTCTTGTTGATTAAACGAGCAGGAATAACCTTTCCACCACCAACGGCAACTTGATGTGGGAATTGTACTCTGTCAACGGTTGAGAAATCGGTCGATGAATAAATAGCACCATTGTTGTCACCAATATCAGAGCCACCAAATTCCCTGTTAATTGCTTCTAGTTGAGAAATAATTTTTTCTTTACTAGATTCAGGCAAGGTCTCGTTAAGTTCTCGGCGACCAACTCTATACGTGCTGTCTTCAAGTCCGGGTCCGCCACTTAACGACTTTGTAACAACTGGGCCGTCAGCATCAAATCCACGTACGTGATAGTCATATACCTTATTGTCTGAACCACGATGACTCCAACGAATATCGATGTTTTTGCGGTCGTTAAATGTAGGCAAGCCCTTGCGTAAATTATCTGGAGTTAAATTATTGACGTCTGTAGTAATAGCCTGTGGCGTAAGTTGCCTGTTAGTTGGATAAGTCACATCGTCAGTAACCCCAATGCGACGCAAGCTATCATCGTACACAATGCGCTTTAATCCATCTGGCGTTGTAACAATCATGCTCGTATGAGGCAATGGCCTACGTTGGTTATCAGCAGTTTTCTCTAGTTCTGTTTTTGTAAGAGGTTTTTTCTGTGACTCTTGCATTGCTAAACGAGATTTTAAAGCAGCAGTCCACTCACGTGTAACTGTAGAGAATCCTTGCAATGGGCCAGTAATTAAATCGTGTACTGCTAAATCAGCATCCTGACGTCCAGCTATTGGCGCATAACCAAACTGACCAAGCGTTTCATTTTCTGGCTGCGGACCAAGGGCATCAGTTATTGCATCGCCAGCACCACGAATTGCACGACCAACACTAAAGCGTTCTTTAGGTCCTTGCATTGGTGGAAGTTTTTGTGTGGGTGATTCTCTCTTGTACTTGCCAGCATCAAGCACACGACCAAGAATGACACGGTCTAATGACGGATTCATTCCTTGATCAATGCGCCTTGTTTCCGTCATGTCATTGATGTCTTGGAGTGTACGTATTTCCGGGCGATCTGGAAATTGTTCTTTACGGCTTTGAGATACATATGCTAAAGCTTGATCGTAAGATAACCCACTATTTCTAATTAAGTAGTCGATTAAGCGAGATTCTTTTTGTAGTTCTCTTCGTAACTCGTTTGATTTTTGTGAAACTGCTAATATAGCGCCAGTCCCAACCTCAGTTGTATCAAACACGTTGTTAAACTTACCTAAGATACTGTCTTTGTGTGGTGAGCTAAATGCTATCTGTGCAACGCTGTCAATGACATCCGTAGCACTAGGCATCTCATAGCCTTTTTTAGTCTTCTCGTCATATGGTTGTGCCACAGCAAGACCTGCTTGTACACCCATTGGAATGGCGCTTTGCACTGCATTTGCAGCCATTGGCCGTAAATACATATCAGGTATTGGAGTTTCTTCGATACCTGCTTTAAAAATACGTGCTCGTGATAATGGTGTAATCTTTCCGCCATCACCAACAGCGCGAGCAGTTTCAAGTCCATCACGAATAGACTGACGTACACTACGTACGCCTTCTTTTATTTCACTAACAGATCCACCATTTACAATACGACCAGCCGTATTCAAAGATGTGCCAAGTGCAAGGCCAGCAATATTCAATAAGGTATTTGATACTGCTCCCATTTCTTGAGCTTGACCTGATTGACCCTGCGCCATCTCACGTAAAGCTTTATTATTAATTGCTTCCTGTGATGCACCAACCGGATTACCAATAGCGTTATAAACAGGATTCTTCGTTACTACTTCTGCAACACCCGGAGCTAATCCAGTAACAAACTCAGCAGCATTTGCAGCTGAAGGAGCAATACCTTTCAATGCGCCAAGTCGCCGAATTCCGGAAAACAAACCACCAGTTGCTAAGTCAACAGCAGCAGATGGAATACCCATTGCTAAAAGTTGTGCAGCCTGAAAGCCAACCGCCTCACTCTCATTTTCAATAGGCGCTTTAAAATATTCTTCCCCATATTGTTCTGGCGTTATTTTGGGCGCTGTCTCTAAAGCAAATGCTTGGTTTAGGTTGGGGTTAGTCGTTGCTCCAGACATACCTGTTCCAGAATAAGCCAACCCTTTAAGTAATGGTCCATTGGGATCCATTAACCCGTCTTTAACTGGGTTTAATACTGCGCCAAGCGAGCCACGCAAGTTTTGTAAACCCTTACCAGCACCAGAAACGTTGCTTGCTAAACTTGGGACAATAGTTTCAGGGACAAGCTTGACGTCATCATATGCAGTGTAAGCAGGTGTAGGGCCTTTCTTTAACTGACCACCAATAGCTTGAGATTTTGCTTGACGTTCAGAAATAACCTCATTAAGGTCACGTTGCCAGTTATAGTTGCCTTCTTTATCAATAAAGGACGTTCTGTTTAATACTGACTCTTTACCTGTAGCTGGGTTTTTAAACTTAACAACATTTAAATCACTATCAGTAACAGGACGTCGTGATGCTTCTTTGATTGTGTCAGCATAGGCAGCTAGGCGTTTTTGATAAGCGTCATTAGTAAGCAAGCCGTTTTCACGAGCAGCGGAAAGAACAGCACGAGTATCTTTAGTAATAATAGATGCGTAGTCTGGATTTGTCTTTGTTACCTTTTTAGTAGCAGTATCAAACCTAGACAACCATAACTGTAACTTCTTTTTTTCTGCAGCGGTTAACGGCTTTGCCATCTAAATCCCCTTATTCTTTTGATGGTAGGCGTGGCTTACCAGTTGTTAAATTTGCATCGCTTACATCGCCAAGGTATTGGCCTAAAACAGGATGTTTATTTACATATTCTTTTCTAAGATTGTTCCATCTATCATTTAACCCCGCAATTGCATTTGTGTCTCCTGCAAGGGTTTTTGCAATTACGTCTGCTCTAATCTGTTGCATCCTAGCTTTCATGTTGCCAAGTGCAGGAAATGCTGGACTTCCTTTAGGTGCTCCAGCGCTTCCAGCGCGTGGTCGAGAATATGCGGCACTAGATGTAGGTGCGCCAGTGATTTGTTTTTCAGCAGATTCAATAAAGTTATAGTAACGATTTAATTCGTTGTCAACAATCTTTGCCACATTGCTTCTTTTTTCATACGCCGGTTTTTGGGCTTTGACTTCTGCAGCTGCACGTTTAGAAGACGCTAAGTGCTGAGCAGTAATAGCTTTTGTGTTTGCAATACTTACTTTATGCTCCTCCTCCTTCATTTCACGAGCCTTGCCAGTTTCATAACCATACTTACCAGCTTCACGGGCCTCAGCCTTAGCTGCAAAACCGGCTGCTGCGTCTGCTCTCTTTTCTGCTTCACTCTTGTATCTGCGATCAGCAGTTGATGTTGCATCTTCTGTTAATGCTTTACGCACTTCAGCTGGAAGAAACGTTGGGTCATTTTGAAATCGCATACCCATTCTCTCAAGGATGTGAGGTATGAGTTCACGCTTATTACCATAGTTCATTGCACTAAGTTCTGATTCTAGGAATGCAGGATTAAGCGCACGTTCTCGGAATTTACTAGCAACTGTTGGTAACCATTTACTAGGATGCAAAGTGTCCTCAACAGGAAATGTAAATCCTTCGCCAGCCTTTTTGATTAATCGATCAACCTCTTTATCAACTTCAGGAGTTAAGTCACCAAGTTGTGCGTAGTCAAGATAATCTTCTTCAGGGAAGAATCGCTTAGTTAACTTCCCGCGTGACTCATCCCACGTTGGAGGAGGTGGCACAGCAGGTCGTGGTGCGACCATAGGAGACCTTGGTGCAGTTGTAGGCAGTATAAACCCTCTATTACCTAACGTAAGCATACTTGTGTCAGGCAAAAAGTTTCTGGCTGCATTTGGATCAAACGGATACGGTTGTTGTGGTTGCGGAACGGTAGGACGCGGAGGCACATTAGCCCCAATTGGCATATTAGGCATACCAATCATAGGTGGGGCAATAAATGGAAGTCCTGCCGATCCTACTGGCGGAGGTGGAGGTGGCGGTGATGGTGACGCAGGTTGCGTACGCAATGGCCCACCGGCAGGTAGTGTTACACCTGCCTTAGTAGGTTCAACAGCAGGACCAGCAGCACCAGTAACTGGAGCAACCGCACGACTAATACGCGCTGGGCGTGAAGGAAGATCACCCTTTGGAGCAAATGTATCTATGTATGGATTCCAGTCCTGAATACCATAAGACCTATCTTCTTTAAGTAGTGACTTATTAGTAGACAAGGCAGATTCATAAGAGCCACGAGTTCTCAATAATTCTTTGTAGGCCTCTTCACGCTTTAAAAAATCTCTAGGGTCAATGGCGTTATAAGCTGCAATAGCTCCATCGTATTTTACTTTTGCTTCAGCAATAGGAGCTAACGTATTACGAATGTAAGCGCTCTTTTTATTTTCTTCTTCTTTTTTGCGTTCTGCTTCAATGCGTCTTAGTTCTGCTTGGCGGTCACCCTCTTGAGTCGTTGCACGTGTAGCAGCATCCCTGTTCCATTGCTGAGCTTCGTTCTGTTGGCCCAGTTGATAAAGTTTCTCAGATTGCTCGCGACTACGATCAATTGATTCCCTCTGAAATGCTCGTCGTTGTTTACCGGCTTCAGTCATTCCACCTAGTAATGCTTGAAGGCCAGCGTTGAATGCCATTCCACTCATACTAGAATCCTCCTATGTAATCAATTGTATTGGTCATTGGATTCCACATGTATCCATATGGAATAACTTCGCCATTTGGAGCCATGCCCGGCCTTTGTTCACGGCTACCCGCACCCATATTGCGCATTCTTTCATTAAAGGTATCGCTTGATGCTTTTCTTTGAGCAATATCTTTATCTTGTTGACGCATTTCTGCTTGATTGCCAAAATAGCCACCAAGAAGTTGCATCAACTGAGCATGTTGTGCGTCTGCTGCATCACGGGCCGCCTGTTGAGCAGCTCCAATTTGTTGACCATATTGTGCAACGTTGTTGTAATTGTTTGTTGCTCCGCTTAATGCTTGATCTGCTGATGCAATACCTGTTTGATATGCATTACCAGCAGCTTGTGCAGCACCAGCAATTCGAGCAGGTTCAGCAGATTCGTAGTTACCTACATAGTCAGCCATTGATTTAGCAATAGCAGAATTCGTTGCATTGCGTGATGCATCTACAACGCCTTGCTGTTGACCACCGTACAATCCACGAGATCCAGCACTACGCGCTGCTGCAGCCGACGATGCATCCCCTTGAGCCTGTAGGATTCCTGCTAGTGGACCAAGGTTTTTATACATGGAAGTATTAGTTACTGGTTTAGTAGCAGCTTCCATTGAACGCTGTTGCAGTTTTTCATAAGTGGGACGCATACGATCCGCTTGCGCTCGCTGGTCTTTGAACAACTGCTCGTGATACATTGCTTGTCGCCGAGCGCTATTTTGTGCTGTTTTTTGTGCCTCAAGATAAGGATTGTTTTGCTTAAACATTCCCTTTAAAGCCATACCGCCAAATTGGCTTATTAAGCCCATTGTCATTGGATCCATAATGCCTCCAGTTTACTACACTACTGCTTTATCAAGCAGCGCTATCCATCCTTGAGTACCAGCAGAATTTACTATTGATAACCATGTTACGGTCTCGTATTGTTTAGTAAGACCAGTCCACGTCGAGTAATTCCATAACGTATTACCAGTCTGTGCAACAAATGTAATAGTGTTTGCAGACGAGTCCATTTTAATTACTGTTACTGTTTTGCCGTAACCAGAACCTGTAGTAGGTAGCGTTATTGCAAAGCCAGCAGTTGTAGCATCACAGACAAGTATTTGTGGGGCGTAACCTAATTCAGTTACAGCGTTAGCAAATTGCACTTGACTAAACGCTGCGTCATACGGAACAGGTTTTAAACCAAGGAATTCGGATTGCCCAACAACAGCATTGGTTTTACCCGGTCCTGAAAGACCACCAAACTGCTGGCCTTTTCGTCCACTAATTGCATCATATCCAGAAACTGGTACAGGTATAGGCATCTTAAATCCTTGGAGTATTACCTTCAGTAGTTTGTGCGTGTACTGCGTACATGCGCCATTTTGTAGATGATGAACCAGACAGAGTTATATCAAAGGTTTGCTGATCAGATGTACGGCTGACACTTCGTATAGATACAACCTTCTCTGTATTACTTGGCCATAAATACGATCCGTTTGTAACATAACCCTTCATGCCAGTTACAGCCCAGTTGATGGCTATATTCTCAGATTCATATGTTCTCATGTGCAACAAGATGTTGTGTATCTTATTAGCGCTGTAGTACATAGATCCTTCAGCAAAAGCTTGCCCGTACTGACGTGTTTTAATGCTCCACTGAATAGGTGTATAAGCACGAGCCGTTGCGCTAGATGTACTAGAATAAACACCATCTTGGAATTTCTCTAATTTATACAGCCTTCCGTTTCTACCACCTGCATATAGTTCTTGTACATCGTCAGCGGAGTCTGCAGCACATAAACTAGTAAATGGCACAGGGTTCAACCAGTTTACCCATGACTGTGATCGGCTATCAAAAATGTACATTCTAGTATTAGTGCCAGAACTCAACTCTCCGGCAGTGGGTGCTAATACATAAAGACGTCTATCACTGGTACACAAAACAATATCTGCATAAGCACTTGCATTGATATAGGAAGATGACCCAGTTGCAAAATCTTGCGAGCGAATATTTAAAACGCCCTCTAGTGGTTGTCCTTTAGGTACAAGAACAGTTGATTGCAACTCCATGATGCCATTACTAGTTACATATACAAGGCGACCATTTAAAACGTCGGTTCCGCGCTTAGCAATTAGTCCAGTTCCGTTTTGTTGCAAGAACCCTTGGTTGGCAAAGTTATGTGGACTATCTCCCGTAAGGAGATAAGTACTATGCTCACGCATGATGACCAATGCTGCAGACGTACTGTTGTCTCGCATTAAGCCATCACCCTGAACGGATATCATTGCTTGTATTTGCTCTTGATCAGTCGAGTTACTTATACTAAAGGATGCACCTTTAATAGCAACTTCTGGATCAAGCATATCCGGTACAAGTGTTGTGTAAATTCCATACTCATTAGTAGGATCTAAAACCCAGCTTGCGTATATGGTATTCCTTTTACTTGCAAACAAACGTTCATTGTAAACAGCAAGGGAATCACATCCAACAGGAAATTGATCTCGGCCTTGCCGTAGTCTATAACCTCGCGTACCGGGACCATTGTCAAAAAACAGAGTACTGTCTTGTACTTGATCATATATGTTGAGCTGTGTAGTAGTCACTCCAGCTACGGTGTTTGTGACATCCCCAGAAGTGAGGCCAGACCATTGAGTAGACGTATACGTAGTCCCATTATCTAGATCAATAAAGCCGATAAGCCTACCCCGGTTGTCTCCACTGAGTATGTTCTTTCTGTATATCAAACAATACTTGTATTTAGAAACAATTCCTGCTCCACCACGTTTAAGTGTGAGGAAGTCATAAGGAAGTGCAATGGTAACTTGATTAATAGCTGCCGTAACTACTACTTCTTTACTGTAGGCACTTGGCGGAGTTTCAAATCCACTTGAATTTGGAAGTTCAGCTGATGACCACGTGCCCGGTGATCCAGTAGGTAGCGTGTATGGTCGCCATAACGTAAAAGCATATTCGTACTTGGACGCTGGCGTCAAGTTTCCTTGTTTCGTTACGTCGCCAAAACTAATGACCCATTCATTATTGAAAAACCCAGAAAGATCGTAATCTAGTTTAAAGTACAGAGCTGTCACACTAGCACGAGTGTCAGTTGATATGGGAAAAAGCTCAAAAGTTAAATAGCCAATGTCTTTATCATAAGTACACTGACCAGTAAATTCCATCTTAGTACTACTTCGCATACCAAGACTAAATGGAGGAACTGCTTGATTAATTTTTTCAGAGAACGCCGCTTTAATACTAATCGACTCAACTTGACGCAAGTCAGTCGCAGCAGGAAGATTAATTTTTACATACTCGTTTGCCAAGTAGTTAGTAAACGGATCTGTTGGTTGCGTGTCTGTAATAAATGTTGAGTTGGCTTGATTTGTAACCAGCTTCGCAAGTCCCTTGATGTCATCTTGGACCTCGCTTATTTGCATTCTTGCATTTACTGCGTGTAGTGAAAAATCGTCCAAATAGACAAAGCTATCTCCACCTCTGTCAAATGCAGCTTGTACCCTAACCTGTATGCCAGTTAAAATTTGATCATAATCTCGGAAGTCAATGTATATCTGAAATTTCTGCCAATCACTTGCAGTTGTAGCTGTTTGAGGTTGAGCACTGTAATAAATTTGAGCTGGGATAATAGCCTGTCCACTTCCAAATGCAGTCACTGCTGTCTTGGTGTACCCCTGTACCGTTACATCTAATGTATTGTTGCTAATGAAGTTAGTTAAATCATCTTGGTTGTACGCATAAAACGTTAAGACATAAGATCCAGCATTGTGCCATGGCTTTATAAAGTTAGCTGAAGATGCAACTGCTGCCGTAAATAGAAACGCACTACCAACTGTAGTTGAATCTGTAGTTACTGTAAATGTAGTTGATGTAATAGATTTTACGTAATACGTTGTAGATATAGATGTACCGCCAGTTACGGTCGTAAATCTGATTGCTTGCCCAACTGCAAAGGAATGGATTGCTGCCGTAGTAATCAACGCAGGTAGAGTGACAGCAAATGTCCCACCAGTTCCACCAGTCGGAACAATCGCAGCACCTGCTGGTGCAGTTGCAATTCTAAATGTAGTTGGTGTAAGACTAGCAGCAAGAACGTAATAGACTGTGTTGGCCACAATGTTTGTTACTGTTGAGGTCTTAAACAACACTGGGTCACCAGCAACAAATGAGTTAGTGCCAGATATTGTAGCGTTACCTAATGTAACAGTTGCGCTACAGTTTGTGTTCCACGTTGTAAATGCAAGTGGAGTATCATCTTTAACAATACTACTGCCACGTACATCAATATCTTGAAAGATAAAGTCTTGTATGTGGTCAATTTTAATACAGTTACTGACAGTTCCATCTCTTGTCAGAATGTAGTTGTTCGGATTTTTAGAAGTAATACTAAAAACGTTGTAAGTGTATCCGCCTACCGTTTTAGTAGTACTTGTAATGTACTCAGCGTCGCCAGTATTGTAATTCCATTGCCCAAACCCAGTAGCAGTGTTGCTTGCAAAATTTCCATTGGTAATCTGATTTGTTAAAATTGCTGGAGCACTACCAAAAGATGCCGTGTCAATAGCAGACGTGTTTGATTGACTAATAGATGCAATTGACAATGGGACAGCCGTTGCAATAGGAATTACGTTGGAAAAATCATCAAGGACTGGTACGCTCTCCGCTTCAATACTAGACCCATTCATGCGCACACGGAACAATGAGTTCGATCCACCAGCTGCGCCGTATATGTATCTACCATGCGTAATCATGCGCACGTTCTCGCTGTCTGGGAATGCAAATGACACGTTCCCATTTGTGCGATCCAGTAACTCAATAGGTTGGCTACTAGTTGTTTCGTACGTAGTTGGATCCCAGTAATACAACTTATTGTTGCAAGTAAATACTAAACGACTTTTAAATCCAGCGTATTTAAGCGGTGTGATTTCATAGATAGGTGCATTGGCAATTTGAAAGTTAGTTGTAGATGCAGACCACCAACATGTTTGCCAACCATTGCGAGGCTGTAAAGCATTTCCGTAAACAAATAGATTCTGTAGGTTTTGAAAATAACCATCCTGTAATCTGTTTGGAGCATTAAACGTATCAATGCCGAGGAATGCTTTTTCACCTAATGTAAATGCTTGTTGATTATTTGTTACTTGTTTAGTTGCCATTACAAACACCCCTTGCGAGTAAATTGTTTACTCAGTGTTCCGTCTCTAGTCACTGTGCATATAGTAGAATCATCGCGATAATATCCACGACTAGCTATTAATTTACTAATTGAATACATCCTAAATATTGGCAAAGTATACGGTAAATCAGCTGGTTGTCCGTTTGATGTTATGCAATTTATACTATTGCCACGATGATATTCACTACCTGATATTACTTGACTGAGATTGTAAATTCTAAAGATAGGCAAGGTAAACGGTAAATCCGCTTGACCCTCTAAACACTGAACTTGATTGATTAACCAACTAGAAGATAGTGTTGGTGGAACACGCCAAGGCGGGCATTCACATAAATCAGCATATATAGCATTTGATGTAAAAGATGCACTTGCAGTTATGCTGACTGAAGATGGAGGTATAGGCCCACCAGTCACGATGCCTGAAGCTGCTGATGTTGCAAATGCACTTAATGTTGAAGAAGATATGTATGTTAGAACAGAACTTACACTTGCTTTTGCAAGAATAGATCCACTCACATTGTAATTGATAACAGATGATGTTGTTGCAAATGCAGACTGCGTACTAGTTGCTGTTCTTGTAACGTTAGTCGTTACTGTTGCTTTTGCTGTTTGCGCACTACTAACTGATATTGTAGGCGTTGAAGATAGAGTAGCAAAAGCACTAAGGCTTGCTGATTGATTACCACCGGGAGCAGGTGGTGCTGCAAGTCTTGCGGCTATAAATATCGCTGTTATATAACCAGCGCCAAGTGGTAGTGCCATTAGTCTAGAGTAATACTAATGCCTGTATTATTTGGAAACGTAATTGTTTGACCAGCTCCAAGAGTCACTGGCCCACCTGTAATATCACCGTAAAATAAAATAGATGGATCTGTGCTGGCTGTGGCGCTAATTGCTTGAGCATTGCAAACAGCGATACCTGCAATAGTAATTGCTCCGGTGGCAGTAAAAGAAACAACTGGGATATTAGTCAATGGTCCGGGAGTTGCTGTGCTTGCTGCAGTATTTGCTCCGCCAACTCCAAAAACCTGTGCTGGAGTTGCACCAATAGCAATTCTGTTTGTTGTGTAACCACCAGTGCCTGATGCGATTTCAGCCAAAGCAGCATCGGATGTTACGTTTGACATTAATGCTAAGTACAATTGACCTGCAGCTCCACCACTTGCTGCAAATGTCGTTCCGCGCAATAAATGATTAATGAGATTTGCTTCAGTTGCATTTGTAAACGCTGTTGTTGTTGCCATGACTATGTTCCTACCTTCACAATTGGATCTGCAGTAATGCTAGTTGTAATTGGTTGTGACCAAATTATTGTAGTATCAGCTTCGTTGTACACATCAACTTGTGTGCCACCTGACGCATCTACCTTGTTGCGTAAAATGCGCAACGCATTACGAACTGTCCGCCCACTGGATGTAGTAGATACTTCATTTCCAGAACTATCAAGATTACGTTTAAGTATAGCATCGGCTATTTCTTCAACCGCGTCAGTAGCTAGCGCATTTGCATTAATAGCACCTGCCGCAAAATCAGCAGCAATGATAACGCCCGGTTGCAGTTCATGTATATCAGCTGCAATATGATTTGAACCTGTTATAAATGCTTCATTAGATGGCGATGTTGATCTTGCTCTAATAGTTCTTGCACCAAAGGTGTTTGCCGTTGTGTAAGAAGCAAGCAACGCATTCCACACTTCACTAGCAATAACTCCATCAGTAATCGATGCCGCAGTAATAGCATTAGTTGCAATACTGGCTACAGCAACAGAACCCGTCAAGTCACGAGTTGCATATGACCACACATCCGCTGCCGATATACCCGTTGACGCAGTAGGGTCATACGCAACGACTTGCGCCATAAGGACAACAGGCCGAATACTAGTGTCGACTACGGTTACTGTTAGAATACCCAAATCACTTAGAAATGAAGATGCCATCTCGTAGTACCAGTGACCATTTTCAATATGCACAAGTGTTGCAGGTGTAAAAGGTTGAGAAGAAAAAGCAACTCCGTTTTTATACAGGCGGACTGTTGGTCCTGTAAGAGTATTAACTGGAGTATATCCATCTGCGGGATTTGCAAGAAACATATATATACGTCGATAAGTAGCAGTTGTTTCATTCTGTTTAAACTGTTGCATTAGTTGATCCCCGCATTAATTGTATATCGTGGAGCAGTAGCCGCTCCACTACCAGCACTTACTGGATTGTTCTCTGCCACACCTACAGATGGAGGACTAGGACGTGCATACGAATAAATGTCATTAACAGGCGCACCAGTAGCAGTACCATCGCCATTCACAATCCCAGTTAAATACGGCTGTACAAACAAATGCCTAGATGAACCCGTTAAGAATCCAGCACCTAGATCAATGCCAAATGTTCCTACTGTAATTGTGTTTGCACCTGTTACTGAAAATCCAACACGAGGGACACTGAAACACGCTAGTCGATTATAGTCCTCCGAAATTTGGTCAGTTACGTTTGCTGACATAGCCGTTGTAACTCCCGTAATCAAGCAGTTTCGTACAGTTACAGAGCCAACTGCATATGGAGCAGTGTTGACAAGTATTCCAGTTGCGCCACCAAATGTCGTACAGTTAGTAATAGTAATTCCGCTTAATGTCCCAGTAGTTCCTGATGACAGCAAAAAGATACAAGATGACGTACTAGCCATAATAAAGCAGTTTGTAATCGTAATACCTACATTGATTGCACCACTAGAGGCAACAGGAGCTATCTGTAACACGTTAGCCCTGCCAATTAAAATGCAGTTCTTGACAACGCTGTTTGATGTAGTACCACTAGGAATATCAAATCGGCAAGCACCACTACTTCCAGTAGTAGTCATGTGACACTTATCGAAAGTTATATTTGTACTCGAACCTTGTACACGAACCGCATAACCCGTGGAGCTTTCAACACGTATATTTTTAAAGGACAAGTACGTCTTGCCTGACATACTTAATGTGTCACTAGTAGAACCAGCGGTGTCATCGTTAGTTAGAAATGCAGTAAGTCGAACTTCACCAGCAGTACCAAAAATAACACCATCTGTATCACCAATAATATTAGTAGTTGCTGGTGATGTAGTAAAACCAACTGTGACAATCTCACGATAGACACCAGCGGCTATATAGATAGTGTCACCAGAGGCTACACCAGACGTTGCACCAAGAGCATAATTGATCGTCTGCCAAGCTGCACCTTGAGATGTACCAGCAGATGCATTACTACCAGTTGTTTTAACGTAGTACGTTGCCATTAATCAGTACCAGCAATCTGGACAGCCATCACCGACATAAAGATGCCTACATACTCAAGTTGAAACTCTTCACTCTGGTTATTCCACCAGTCATTGACAGATGTTCCATCTACACCAAAAGTACTAAGCACATTGCCAGCATCGTCCGTAATGTCGGCTTTAATATTCCAGTCAGGAATCGGTTGAGTGACTCTACTTATAACCACGTTATTTAGATTCATGAAGGGTCTACCGTTACATCAGAAGTATTAGACAACGATCCAGTCCATGCCGTGTCTGCATCGTTCTCCTTGTATACGGTCATTGTGCCACTTGCTACGGCTACCTTATTACGCAGTGATCGCAATGCAGAACGGACAGTACGCTCGTTCAACGTACCAGCATTTGTACCGCTGCCAAGGTCTGCGCTTAGAATGTCGCTTGCGACAGATAAGAGCTTGATAGTCATTACCGCGCCGTTAGTACCTGCAGCACCCTTTACAACAACTGTAACATCATCAGCGCCTATGGCTACTGCAGCATCAGGCAGATCTAAACGGTAAACACCCGGCATCGTAGAGGCGTCAACTTCTTTAAATCCACCAGACACCCAGCTGTCAGTCATATAAGTTAGATTGACAAGAGTTATTGGTACGCGATTACTGCGTGTGCGATTGTAAGTAGCTGTCAACCCAGCGGTTGTCGCTGTTAACCCTGTAGCACCAAGGTAAAGTTCAATACTTTGTCCTGTACTACCGGGAACTATTGTTATTGCACTAGAGTTGCGCTCTGTAGGATTGTATGGACTTACAGTAGACATAAGCCTATACGTCCCTACACCCGCATCAGGACTTGTGCCAGTCCAAGCAACGCCATATATATCATTGGTAGGAGCATTAACACTAGTGCCAAATTGTTTATTTATTGAATTAAAATATGAAGTTAATGGTTGTAACGAAGGTAAGCCAAAAAGGACACTTTCTCCAAAATCCACCCCAACATCTCCAGTAGTAGAAGAATTTGACGGTATTGACGGAGATACATTTAAATAAGAACCAGATAGTACTCGGTTGTAATCTTCTGTAATTGTACCAACTACACCATCACTTCTGAGTGCTTCGTTTGAAACGGTTAATATACAATTTTTTACTGTTGTTATAAATGAGGTACTATTTCCAAGAGTATATACACCGTAAGTGCCTCTGTAATAACAATTAGAAATTGTGAATCCACCAGTATTATTCTGATTAGTGCAAAACCCAGCTACGTCAAATACACATAATGTAATACTTGTAGTGTCTGCTATTCTTGATGTCCCACTGGAAGGCGCAAAAAATTCAATAGCAGTATACCCATCTTTAAAAATACACCTTAAAAACGTATAGTTAAACGGTTCGTTTAAAGGTGGAGTACATTGTATGTGGACAGTATTTGTTCTTGCGTGAAAAAAACAATCTGTAAAAGACCAATATCTGCATGAATTTGCCTGTATAGCTTTTGAATTTTGTACTTTAAACAAAATCTTGTTCCAAGATAAATTATTTTTACTTGTGGCATTAACAATAATACCGCCAAATGAAACACCACTTAAAGACGGATTGTAATTAGTTACTATTACGGGGCCAGCCGTCACACCGGTAAACAGCGAAGCTGTTGGGTTACCCATAATAGTAGTAGTTGTAGTTGCGCTAGTCATACCTACAGTTATCTGTGTGGAATATACACCCGGAGCAATGTAAACCGTATCACCTGATGCCATACCTGATGCACTCAACGCTTTATTTATTGATTGCCATGCAAATGCAGTCCCTTGTGCTAAACCAGTATTAGAATCGTTTCCGTCCGTTCTGACATAATATGTAGCCATTATTCAGCCGTCCCATTTACTATTTGCTGCGCCATAATTGTCCCAAAAGTTGAGCTGTAAAATGTTTGAAATGCAACGTCTTGTAATGCCCACCACCCAAATACGCTAGTTCCATTTTCCCCAAACGTACTTACAAAGTTATTGTCACTATCGTAAATGTCACCAAAGATAAGATAATCATTAGGTACGTCAGGATTAGGTAGTACGAAAAAATTCATTAAATTCATTTCTTTACCTTCCTATTTGCAATAGCAACCAACGTGAGATCACGTAGCATCTCAAGGTCTGATGTACTCATGAAGTCTAGGTTGTCAGCAATCTGACGCAATACCAAAGCCTCACCAAAAGGTACTTTGACTTCAGGGACGTTAGCGATCTTCTTTACAAACTTGCTTAGCCAAGACATGTTATTCACCTAGCTTCTTTACAATTTTTTCAGCCATTGCATTTACCAATTGAACTGATCGTAGTCCTAGTGTCCCAACAGCAAATGCAACACCTACTACCTGTTCAGGCGTTGTCCATTGGAATTGTTTAGCAATAAGTGGTGTGAGATAAACAGCAGATATCGTGCCGACAACTACACCGGCTAGACCATGCCAAAAGTTTTTCACTTTGGTTTTGTCCCACCAGTCAGTGCCAGCAACTGCACCAATGGCTCCTGCAATCAGCTGATCTCTATCCATCGATGTCCCTCGTCGTTTCACTGATCTTGGTAACCTCCGGTAATCGTGTTGAAAACACAGGCAAGCTACTGTCTTGTCTCATAAAGAATGCAATCAACGCAGTAACCATTGCAGGTATACCAGCACGTAGGCCTTCAATGCCAGATAAAAATAGAGCGCGAGTCACCGTACCAAATGTAGCATTATCGGCAATATGCTGTGCCTTCCACGAAGCATCAAATTCAGGAGCAGCACTTGCCATAAATGCCGCTAGTACAATTAACACTAATCTACCGTAAGCTATTTTCATTTACTTGCCTGTGGTACTGGAGGTATTGCAAAAGGTCCGCCGGAAGCTTTTAAGCTGTTGTCAAGTTGTGCCCACAACAACATTCTATTATTGTCGTACCAATCTTTCCAGAAAGATCGCCCAACAAGAGATGGATCGTCAAAGTTTTTCATTGCTAATTTTCCGGCTACATATGCAGGAATAGTTTTAAGCATTATGTCATCAGGAATAAAACTATATGTATCCGTCGCAATAGTTGCCGTAGCAATTGGTAATGGTATAGCTGCACCAGTAATGATTAGAGTAATTGGAGACGATTGAACAGGGTAAATACCCACGTTGTATTGTCCTGATTTGTACCAATACTTTGGAACACCAACTGTAGAATGGTAGTTCAAATCGTAGGATCGTAACTCCATTTCTCCACAGTGAATTAAATTGTAAGTCAGGTAACCAACATGCATTGGAAACCATATTCTTGTACTAGAGATATTAGTTACACGAGAAGAAGTAGTACCCGGAGCTGTGTATGTTAATTGCTCAAAACAACATGTGCGACACATATCTGCTGCGGCTTCATTGATGTAATCAAGTATCGTGCTGTCACTAAATACAGCAGCGGACACAACAGTAAATGTTCCGCCTGTTCCACCACTTGGTGTTACACCTACAATTTGAAACTGTGACGCAGATAGATTTGTTGCTGATACTGTATATATCGTTCCAGCCACAACGTTTGTGACAGTTGACGCTAAAAACTTTATTTGATCTCCTGCGGAGAAGTTGTTGTTAGCAACAATAATAGCGTTGCCAAGGGTAATAGTTGCAGAAATAAATCCTTGACCAACACCTGTGGCTAGTTCTCCAACTACCGATGTATTTGTTTCATTGAGTAATTTTAACGCCTCGTTGCGAAGCGTAGTGAATCCTAAAGCCATTAAACTGTCCTCCTTGCATACGTAGCTGCATAAGATTCTAGTTGGCCTAAGCGTTCCAGATATTCTTTATTAAAGATAGCCATGCCATTTGCATCCATCATTTGCATAGCTCGATTGTACAAAACAAGAAAAACTAAACAGTCGTGTCCAACAACTGGTAATGGGCACTCACTAGCGTCTGAATTGACAATAGGGTCCCCATTGACGTCGTATTCCCAATAATCACCGGGAATACAAAAACCTTCTACTAACAACCCATCTGTAATAGCTTCTAGTGGTGTGGGAAGTAAAGTGATGGCATTCATGCCACGTATTACTGCAACATCTGGTACTAGTTGCGAACCAGCATTGCGCCAGTAATCAATCATTTGGTCGCTGTAATTGTAAATACGAATCTTTCCGTAGTTACCAGCCTGACTAAGTATTTTAATAACACGAATTTTGTAGAGGTCAGGGGAGCAGTAATCTGCTTTCCCTGCCACTACGGATAGTTTGCGACGACCTACAAGACAGTCTGTTTGTCGTGCAATTTGATTTGCTGATTCAATAATTAAGTAATCTAGGGCAAACGGATCACGATCAGCATCGGTGCCAAAGTAGTTCTTACCTAGCATCCTAACCTTTTGTTTTATTTGCCCTATATTCATTTTAATTATCCTTATGGCTGGGCGTTGTCACGTCCGGAAACCAGTGATAGACCCAATCCAAGACTACCACCCGTACCAAACAGGCCAGTACTAGAGGTTTCAGTACGTCCAACCGAAACAGAAAATCGCAAGAATGGATAATCCGTCTGAATTGGCATAGTACCCAACAGTCCACGTCCATTTACTGGCGTTAGACCATCAGCAAAAACCTGAGTAAATGTCTTACTTGTAACCGTACTATATGGAGTACCGTCGAGGTCAGACATTGCACCAGTACTTGCACTAAATCCACGAACATAAGAACCAGTACAAGTAACTGTAATATTTTGCAAAGATACAGCGCCAGTAACAGCTGCAAAGTTAACGTTTGTAGGAACAACATTAACCTTTAAGTACATTGGGCGGACATACATTCCGGGCAATGGTTCAGGGAAATTTCCGTTACCAGTTGGTGACTGAGGACCTAAACCACCATTTGCAGCAGTCGTATAGAAAGTAGATGCCGTAACGTTTGCAGTCGGAACAATAACCTGTGTAGATTGTCGCTCAGTCAAGTAAAACGTATTTGGGCTAACTACGATTACAGAATAAAGTCTGTTTAACTGGAAGGCTCCAGCACCACCAGTAATAGCAGTAAATAAAATCAACTGGCCATTAACTAACGGTGTAGAGTTTCCAAGTGTATACGTCCAAAGTCCGGTTGTAGTGCTTACACTTGTTGGGGCGTTAGCATTGCGAAAACCAAGAGGTGCAGCTGCAAGGCTTAATCCGTCACCCTTTGTTCCATCTGCAACACTATTACTCACTAACTGATCAGCAACCTGCTCATCTACAAAGAAGAAGTCGGATGTAGATGCGGTAAATGCTGCAGACGAGCCAGCACTGTTCGATGTCACTGAAAGTGTGTTTAATCCATTACGGAAAACACCTGTTGGGTTTGTAGCGGCTACACCAAATGCTGTTACACTACCCGTTTGTGTAGGGAAGATAACCGACGATTTAAAATCTCGTGCCATAATTTAACTCCTTTTTAGTTAACCTTAGCGTTAATTCGGCCAATGGCGCGGACGTGAGGAATCCATAAACCAGCACCCCAGTCAAAGACTACGTTGTGCATGATTCCGTTTTCCTTGGAAAGACCTAGGTACTGTGGCTTAAACGGACCAGACTGCCATCCCTGTACGTATCCAGTTCCATAACGAACTGCATAAATTTGAGATGCTGCACCTGTACCAGTAACACCAGCAATTGTCTGATTGTTGTTAATAACTGGTGTTGTACCATCAGCCTTACGTCCAACAACACGGACCGTAGCATTCTTGTATTTCTCTACAGGGCGCTCGTAGCTGTCTTGAGTAATATCAAAACCAGCACCAATACCCATTACACGAATAGCCATTTCCATCTGACGCTTTACATGCTCAGAACAATACAGGACAACGCCATCACCATCTGGTGCATTCATGTTGTCAAGTAAAAACTGAAGGTCAGCAATAAAGATGTTTGCAGCTGCAGCACCAGTAGTAGCACTTGCAGTTGCAAGAAGGTTTCCACGCGAGATGTCAGCCGTAGTATTGATATTCATTTCAGAAGGAATGTCATACTGAGCTGCGTTGTCTATGCGGTACTTTAGTCCCGGAAAACAATCTGGAGTGTTACCGTTGACAGTAGACGTAGGATCATTATTGATGTACTTATCATTAAAGTCGTACGCAAAACCTTCCATAAACATCTTGATCTGTGCGTCAACAGGATCGATGATGTTATTCGGCTGATCAAGAAGTACATGGTCCACAGTTAACTTGTTGCGAACAAGGTACATAGCCTCTTCATAAGACTTTGGCTTACCCTTTACAGCAACAGGCTCGGTGTTGATTCCAGTCCAGTTAGGGGTTGGAATGTTCTGGTTTAAATACCGAACACCAACCTGCTTGAGCGATGGAGACGTGAAGAATGGAATGTCTTTAATAGCATTCCAAGTTTGGTGAAGGCTCTTTGTGATCTCTTTGACCAGTGGATCGTTTGACAGAATCGCTTGGTCAGCAAGAGTAAGAGCGCCGTTAAAATCAATAGCCATTTAACTTATCCTTACAATGAATTTTGATTACCACCAATACCAAGCAATCTAGAAATAGAACTAAAAGCTCCACCACGAGGTTGCGGAATATTGGATTGAACCACTGCTTGCTGATTAGAATACGAAGTATCGATTGGCGTTGGAGCATAACTCCGCGACTGAATCATACTTGTAAGCTCTGGGACAATGGACTCAACGAGACCACTAACGTTATCGTGTACCAATGCTGCTGCATCGTACGGATTCATACCAGATTGGATCAGGCCGTCAACCATACTTTGTGCTCGACGAGCGTATGGATAGGCGTCTAATGCTTCTTGCCGTTGCTGTGAAACCATATACTCAGACATTTGGTTCATTACACGATCGTAACGAAACTTCTGAACTTCTGCTTCAGCTTGGGCTTGAGCTACTTCTGGGTGTAAAAGTTCTGCTGCTTCAAGTTCTGCATATCGTTGCCGAATAGCAGTTTCCTGACCAGCAAGTTGTTGTTGTTGTAATGCGGCTTGAACATCAGCTGCAGATTGAAACCCTTGAGATTCAAGTTGTGAAATAACATCAGCCCACTTTTCATAGTTGTTCTGAAATTCACGACCCGAACGAGCCTGTTCGTTGACTTCACGAAACCGCTCATATGGAACGGCTGCAGGTTCGTCACCCAATAAGTTGTCATAAATCCGCTGTCTGACATCGGCTTCAACATCATAAGATGTATCTTCCTCGCCATAATATGCACCATCACTATCGGAAGAATCTTCAGAGTTTAACGCCCATTCTGAATTATCGGGAGAGGCGGAATCCCGTACGTAATCAACCAAAGCATCAGCTGCACCGTAACCATCGCCCGTAGCCACTGCTGGTGAATCAGTGGTTCGCATCACCATCTCATCGGACATTACATATTATCTCCATTTTTCATTGGTCCGCTAGATGTCAAACTAGCGGTTTGCGCGGAATAGACTTTGTCCTCTTCCACTGAACTAGCAATTCCAGCCTTAGCAGTTTCAAGTGCTATGTCGGCTTCTAGTTTTGCTTTAATTTCTCCCACCTTTTTATTTAGCTCAATCTCGGCCTTGGCTTGCTCAACTTCTGGATTGAAGTCGGACCCCGGAGCTGGTGGTGGTTGTTGCTGTGCAGCCATTTGTTGCTGCATCATTGCTGCTTGCTCTTGTTGCATTTGTTCCATTTTTTGAGCTTGCTCATCAAGGTGCTTGAGGATCTTAGATGTCTCAGGCATCATGACAAGTTCGACAAACAACTTATTAGTTGCAGGGTCAGCTGGATCACCAAAGATACCCATTTGTCTTAGAGCAGCATATTTCTGCAGTTTCTGTTCTGGCCCATCTTCCATTGATGATCCCGGTATGTAAACAATCCGGAACTGACCACCATTACGGATAGCATCAAATCGCATGACACCTTGTTTAATTTGGTCAGATGGAAGCATTCCGCCTTCCATGTTTCCAACAAATGGGACAATCGCAAATTGCTCAACAAGTGATACTTCCCATTCCTTGATCATTGCTGAACTAATTTCAATGTCAGCTCGAATAAAACTATGCTGCGTGTTATCAGCGCGTTGCAACAACCGTACTGATTCCGCAGGAGTACCAGCACTTGCCATGCCTTGACTTACGTCGTGTAAACCGGCAATGTCCATCATGTCTTTTTCAAACATCTGTAGAAGCGGAAATAAATCTCCGCCAACTCCCGGTGCTCGCTGAATTGATGGTGGCTGTGAACCTCGGTTGTAATACACCTTACGGTAAATACGGTTCTTGTCTTCAATTTCGTCTGATGTATTGTTGTATGCATCAGCGCCGACATTACTTAATCGCTCTACTAAGATGTAGTCTTTCTGGCTTTCAAACTGTTCCATCAACCGTGAATAGATACGATTATAAGATTGCTGTAAACCACAAAGGTCAAAGCCAAGACTGTAACCAAAAGGCGTTCCTGCGCGAGGTTGCCACCTTAATGGAATAAATGGAAACGAGTCTTTCTTTTTATAAGGCCATACGCCAGCATAAAGTAATGTGTTGTTTGAACACACGATGTATCGACCATCAGGATAAAGTTGTGTTGGTTTTTCCCAATACTCATAAACAACAGCAGACTGCTTGCGTGTATCGTAGTTATTCATACGAGCAACAGATGGCGGAACCCATCCTTTACCACTACCATTAGCACCCTCAAGGTAACTATCGATATATCCGCTACTGTGTCCCATAACGGCATCTGCGGTAACTAGCTTGCCAATGTCTCCGTACGAATCTACAAACCATGATAAAGGCTTAATCATAGCGTGTATCATCCAACGTACTTCATCATCACGTTTGGCTGACGGATCCATATAAACATCAAAACACGGAATGATCTGTTCTACGACGTCACCAACAGCAAGTTCTTTATGTCCAATTACTTGCTGTCCATCAGATGCAAACTGAGGAACAATTTGTGTTTTTCGAGAATCCCA